TGGCTTTGCGAATTGGGCCGCCCTCTTTTCTTTTTGGCGTCATGGCTTCATAGTAAGCGTCCATAGAGGATTTATTCGGAAACAACGAAGCAATCAATGAACCCAAACCAGCAATCTGCGACAGCGGGCTGTTGGAGTAACCTTCAGAGCCAGTCGCCTGCGTGGTTGTACCCATAGGCATTTGGTAGCCTTGGAGCAACTTGGCAAACTGCTGAGTCTGAGCCATTGGGTAGTCGAGCAACTTCTGGCCTTGAGCCTGCTGTTGAGCGCCGTAGTCGGACATGGTTTTTAAACCCGCTGTACCTAACTGCTGTTGCTCTTGACCCAAGTTGGTAAAGCCCTGCCCAGCAGACAAAGCGCGAGACAAGTCCGTCTGAGCCTGCGTGCCAGCCTGTGTATAACCTTGTTGAAGGGCTTGCATTTGCTTACCCAGCAAGTCGGACTGGATGTCGCGCAAAGCGTTGCCAGTGACTTGAGACTGACGGCGTGACCCAAACTGACCAGAGCCAACAGCCGCCGCACCAAGGTTGGGCAGGATGTTTTCTTGCACGTTGCGATTGGTCAGGCGACCCATCTCATCCACCACACTTGAGGTGTAGGGGTTCATGTAGTCAGCAATGACGTCAGGAACGGTCGTAGAGCCTGCCTCGCCTAGCAATTGAGAAGCCGCACCCAATGAGCCTGCGCCAGCAAACGCAACGTCTGGAGCCATTTGGAAGGCTTGCTGTTGCAATGGGCTAAAACCAGCAATACCACCCTGCTGGACGGCGTTCTGACCTAAATTGGCAATGTCTTGAAGGTAGTTCGTGTAAAACTCTGGAGCCGTCTGTTGGGCTTCCGTCGTCTTGGTAATTGAGGGTAATGGGTCACCCTGAAATAAGCCAGCCATTATCTCGCTCCTTTAAGGTATGAGGTCAGCGCCTTTGTCTTTGGCGGTATCTTGTTGATAGGTGCAGAGCGCTTGTGGGCGCGGATGCCCTCACGGAACTTGTCCAAAGCCTGTGCGCCTGCCTTTGTTGAGCCGTTGCCAATCTGAGCAACAGTCTCGGCGTCAATCACATACTCGCCATCCGCAAGCATAGCTGGAATGTCATCAGACTGTCCATCGCCCTCTCCATGCACGGCAGAGCCACGGCGGAAATCCATGCGCCCCTCAACCATTGGAACATTGGAAGCGTGCGGCAAGCCACCCTTGCGCATCGGAGGAGCCATGCCCTGCTGTTGAGGCATGATGCCCTGCTGTGGCATACCCTGCGGCGCTTGTTGCTTCATCTGTGGAGGAGCCTGTTGTGGCAGTCCTTGCTGTTGCGTTTGCTGAGGCGACTGTTGTTGACCAATTTGAGGCATCATCTCAGGGGGATTCATTGGGGGCTGTGGGCGCATACCCAAGTTTGCCAAGATGTCCGCAGGTTGACCAAACGTGTAGTACGAAGCCACGGGAGTAGCCATTGAGGAAAGACCGCCTGAAGCCATCTTTGGCTCTTCGGCGGGTTCTTCAGCGGCAACTTCCTCGTAGCCGTAGTCGCCTTCGCGCACGGGGTTGAAGCCGGGGGCGTTCAGGTTGCGCAACAACTCCTCGTTCGGAGCGTAGTCACCACCACCTGTGCCGTAGTCTTCGTATCCAACAAACTTGGTTGGGCCAATCCCAAAGTCCGTAGTGCGTGGGTTGATGACACCCACCTTGGACATATCCAAGCCTTGGTTTTGATTTTCACCGCCACCAAAATCAGAACCCAGCAAAGTGGCAACCAACGCGCCAGCACCAGCCGCACCTGCGGTCGTACCAAGTGCGCCAGTAATGCCGCTTAATGCATCGCTACCTAGTTTGGTTGCGCCCGTAAAGCCTTTTGTAAGCGCACTACCAAGGTCGTTATACCAAGAGCGATTACCGCCACCAGCAGATGTGAGGTCTTCATCAACCTCGGCGGCGCGATACCACTCTCCGTTTTTGTACACATTCCCTAATGAGTCAGTGCTGTAATAATCGTCTTCAGGTTCTGGCGAATACACAGCGTCAGAATTGACGTTGGTAATTTGTCCGTCGTCAGTAGAGTACAGGTACTCGTCTGTCATCATGTCGTAGGTAAAGCGACCAATGGTGTATGTGCCATCTCCATTGTCAACAGCACCTTCAGGCATATAACCACCGTCCGCCATATGAGCGACTCCGCCTTGTTTCATCATGGTAATCAAGCCTCCGCGCTTGTAATCGTCTAAATAACTTAAATCAGGCTCAATATACGCTGGCGGCTCTTCATAGTAACCAAAATCATAATCGGTGTAGTCTGTATTGTCGCCACTGAATAGGTCGTAGTCTTCTTCAACAATGTCTTCTGGCACTTCTGCGGCGCGGTACAACTCGTACTCACCACTCTCGCCTTGCATATAAATATTACCTAAACTATCTTCAAAATATTCAGGCTCATAAGGTGTTTCAGTAAACGCTTCGCCATCATCCTCAACTTCAGCGGCACGATATAAGTCATACCCGCCATCAGCAGTTGAAATGTAAATATTGCCGTACCCGTCGTCAAAATACTGGGGTTCAAAAGCAGGCTCTTCTGGGTCTAGCGCCGCTATCTGGTCATTTCCTAATCCATAAACTACGTCTTTAGAAACTAAATTACCGCCTCCAGTTGGGTCTTCGCCAAAAGCGCCATAGTCCTTTTCGGTTGGTTTAAATTGGTCAAAATTTTCATCTGGTTTTAGAGGAGACGTTTCAACATCTTCTGGCGCTTCAGCGGCGCGATACAAAACCTCAGTACCGTCAGGCATTACTTTATAAATATTGCCTTTTTCATCCGTTATAAATTCATCATCAACAGGCTTTTCAGCTTTTTGAACTAAAACCTCAGAGCCATCAGGCATAACTTTGTAAAGATTTCCATCTTTATCGGTTATTAATTCATCTTCAACTGGAGGCTTTACAGCGCTATTTGCTAGTTTTTCGGCGGCTTGTTCGGCGGCTTTTTTATCAGCAATTTGTTTAGCGGTCTCCGCTTTTTTTCTTGCGGCATTTGTAACAACGCTAGTAGGCGCAGAGGCTTTTATTGCCGCCTTTTCAGCGGCAACTTGCGCTGGAGGCTTGGAAACATTTGGCTTTGAACTGAACTTATCCATCAGCAACTTTGTACCAGCACCAAGCGCCGCGCCAGAAAGAGCGTTCACCACTTTACTGGTGGTTGAGTTTGGGTTGGTTGTTTTAGGCTTAACCGTTTGCTTGGGTACTGTTGACGGTGACGAGGTAATGCTCGTGGGCGTCTTTGATGTGGTGCTGGTAACAGCAGGCTTAGAGCCAGTAGTTGACGTCAAACTTGTTTGGGGTGCGCCTGTCGATGTTGTAATAGATGGGCTTGAACCGCCAGACGTAATACTAGACGAGCCACCAGAGGTCGATGAGCCACCAGAAATGGTTGGCGCTTTGTTTACGCCTTGAATGACGCTACTCAACGGTGCGCGGTTAAGCGCCCTTGCTTCAGGGATTTGTCTGTTTGAGGTGCGTTTTTTTAGAATAGCCATGTCTTATCCTGTCTTCTTAACTTGCGAAGTCAATCCTGCAATGTTCTGAACTGGAGTCAACTTTGCGTTTTTGTCCAGCCGCTTTGGCGGCGCAGAAGGCGTCAATTGGGCGGTCTTCATTGGCTCGGCTCGTTGAATTGGAATAAGTTTAGACACGTCCATTCGTTGAGGAGGAGGCGTCCTTGTTGCTTTAGCCGCCTGCAACCCGCCAGTAGGGCGCGGAACAGGGCGTGGAGCAGGGCGCAAAGCAGGCTTTGTACCTTGCCTCAATGTCGATTTCAAAATATTGCCAGTGGTTGCAATCAAAGGCTTGGTGAAATCAGTTAACTTCAAGCCTTGAGACTCAGCCATTTTTTGGTCAGGCGTTTTTTCAGCCATTGCGTTCAAGCCACCAGTAGGTGTCTCCGTTGGCTTCAAGCCTTGCGTCAGCAATTCATTAGATACAGGAGCCTCGGCAATTACTGGAGGCGCAATGCTCGTTGGCGGCTCATCTCCAATAGCTGACAAGTCAACAGGAGGAGTCTCAGGCATGGAAGGCGCAGACATAGAAGCCAATGCGCCTTGTGGCTCTGCGGCGCTAATATTCTCTTCTGGAACCTCTTGAGCAATATCAATAACGCTTTCAGGTACTTCATTGGTTGCTTGCAAAAGGTTTGGCTTTTGTTCAAACATTTGCTCAATGCCAGCCAATTCAGAAAAGTTATCAACAGTTTCACCTTGAGGCGCTTGAGCCAACTCAGTATCTGGCAAGACAGGAATATCAGATACGGCTCTTTCGCCAGTGTAAGAAGAGGACGCATTGTTGATGTCTTTTGTTTCGTCAGATTCATTCAATACGTTTGCAACGTCAAATGTGCCTGCGTCATTGTCTACGCCAATATCAGACAACTGAACTTCAGAAACCACGCTGTTAGGTATACCAGCGCCAACGGTTGCCACGTCAATTGGCTCACCTTCTTTGTCTTTCTCATTCCACTTAATTGCAACATTTTTGAACTGCTCATCAATTGTCTCGTTAAGTTCACGAGCGCCATAGTCAATACCAGAGCCAACAGCACTGTTTGTGAATGATGTAGCAAAGTCGCCTCGACCAGTAACCTCAGATGTAACGCCCGCAGAGAACGCTCTTGTACCTGCGTTGTACACAGCGGTTGCGTCTTGCAAGTCCAAACCACTTTCCATAGCCAAGTCAATTACGTCAGGTTTGACGTAGCTTGCAACTTCACTTACGCCGCCAGAAACCATACCTCCAGTAAAGCCACCAGCAAAACCGTCATCAAAACTGCCGCCTTTGATTTCAGCAACAGTACCGTTGACCAATCCCTTGCTGATTGAATTGCTGGCAACTTGTGAGAATGTTTCGTTAAAACCAGCCTCAATGAATGATGAGGACACAGTAGAAGAGATTGCGCTTCCAACTTGAGGGGCAAAGTACGCAGTACCAGCCGAAAGGGCAATGTCCTCAAGGTCGCCGCCTCGCGCCGCAGTAACTGCCGCCATTGTGACGGCTGGCGGGATACCTACAAAACTGCCAGCAACAGACAGCAGTGTTGGAAGTGGGTCATCAATAACCGCTTGAACTGTATCGCCAACCTTTTCAACAACTGTTTCAACAACGTCGCCAACAGTTTCGACGACGTCACCGACAGCGTCAACGACCGTATTGACAACACTGGTAACTGCGCTAACTACTGCACTCATGTTATTCCCTTTCAGCCCGCTTTGGCCCTAACTTGACCGTCACGCGAAAACCGTTGTTGGTTTTTTCGGCACGATACCCCATGCCTTCTTGCGGAGGGTTGCGAGATATAGCCTTAAAAATGTTCATAATTGTTGGGTCTTCAAACTCGCTCACAAGCGTGTCAAAACCCATCTTGTATGCGGCTTGAATGAAGGCGTATGAGTTTTCTAAGTAATTGCGGGCAGTGTCTGCGTTCAATGCACGGAACACACCAACACGACCTTCGGCGTTGTGAATGATGAAAAGGGTGTTGCCGTCGCGAACGATAGACGTGCCTTCCATATTCATCTCTTTCACAAGCGCCGCATAAATTGTGGACGCAGGATGTGGAGACTTGGTCTCCTGAGCCGCAATCATCACAATTGCTTCCTGACTCAGTTGCTTCTTTTTGCTATCGACCAGCATCACATCCCCTTAAAAATTGCGGCGGAATAGATGTTCCCCATCCCAGCCGCCAGACTCATTATCAGACCATCAGGTGGTGTTGTCGATTCCGAAAGGAATACCGAATCGGTTTCAGTTCGGTTTTCAATCGCTGGAACAACCCCAGACTTGATGTCATTCAAAAGTAAAAGTGTCTCAAGCAGTCCACTGCTACCCATCGTATGACCAATCTTTTGTTTATACGAGGTTGCAACGAATGCTTTTAGCGTTTGGGTCAAAGCGTTCTTTTCAGCTTTGTTGTTGGACGCCGTTCCAGTGCCGTGGGTTTTGACTATTTTAATCTCATCAGGGGAAATATTGCCATAATGCATTGCGCCTTCCATAGCCTTGATGAAGCCCTCACCATCCTCACACTGCCCAATTGCGTTTGTAGAGCGTTCTGAGGCGCTATACGCCCCTACCAGACGGGCATGGGGCTTGATGTGTTGATTAGCCACAACCTTGCGAGACTCAAACACCGCCAAAGCCGCGCCCTGCCCTACGCGAAAGCCAAAGTTGGTCGAATCGAAAGCGGATGGCTTTATGCCTTCTTGCTCTTGCTTTTCGGTCAACACAGCCTTGGAGTCGCCAAAGAACTCAAGCACCGCGTTGGAGACACCATCCTCAACTGTCAGGACAATGACGCGGTCGTAGTCGTAGAACTGAATAAGGTTCTGCACATCCATCATCACTTTGAGGCTTGAAGCGCAGGCGCTGGCATCGGTGGTGACCATGTCCATGTCTCCGAACGACTGAGCAATGCGACCCGCATAGACCTGCGTCAACGTGAATGGCAGGAACTTGTAGGTGTAGGTCAGGCGAGAGTTATAGGCTCTCTGACCGATGCCAGCAAAGTGTGCGTTGCCACCAGCAAGGATGAACGCCGTCTTGCCAACGGGGTTCTCGCGCAAGTGGGTGACCAATTCAGGGTCAAGAACCTTTTCCGCCAGTTTGTGGGGAACGTAGACCAGACCAGACTTGGCTCGGTTGTAGGTGTCTGGGAACCAGTTCACCTTCTGTGGGTAGATGATGTCGTCAAAGAGTTCGACGTTGTCAGTAGAAGCAGTTCGGTAGTGCGTGAGGTAAATCATTTACACACCTCAACAACTTCTTCCATAGAGACTGGCTCTTTGGTTTTGTTTGCCATTACAAGGTCGTGCAATTCCTGCACAGACGCAGGCGTCCACTCTTTGCTCACCTCATCAGCGATACCATAGAGTTCGTCAAAATACATAAGCATGACCAACCCATCAAGGCTGTCCAAACCAATGTCTACAAAGACGTCTTCCATCGACTCTGCGATGGTTACTTTGGCGTGGGCGGGTCGAGCCACCTTTGCCACATAGTTAAAGATTTCCAAGAAGTTCATGTTGCCGTTTCCTCAGTAGGTTGATTGACTGCTCCGACTAGTGCTGATGCCCAGTCTTGCCAGTTCTCATAGATGTAGGGGCCGGGGATACCCTCGTTCGTAAAAACGTCGATAGCCTTTAAACCTGCCGCCCACTGCTTCCACTCCTCTTCGGGAGTGTTTTGTGATAGCTGTTGCGCCGCATACGCCTCGCACATAAGACTCGTCCAAGAGTTCCATGTGTGATACCGAGGGTCATATACAAGCGCAATTGCCATATTAAGTACCGAAAGGTCTGACGTCTCCCAAGGTGACGCTCAACAGCACCTTACCCATTTGATAGTTACCCCCGCTCACGTTGCTTCTAAAGCGCAAGCGAATCTCACGCCGTTGCTGGCGCATATCAATCTTGCCTGTATCTGGGTCAAACGGGTACTCTTGCGAGGGAACATCTGAAGACTGAGCGTAGGGTCGACCAGTGACCTGCAAGGTCATCTCACCCTCTTGGATAAAGTCAGGTTCAACACGCTCCAAGTTGACCCAGAAGTTCTCGCCAACAGGAGACGTCTGGGCAGGCCCGCCAGCCACAAAACCCAAATCGCTGGTTTGGAAGTAGCTATCAATTGCGTTAGAGGATTCAAAGATAACCTCGTCAGTACCAATCTCATGTTGCCACAGGGTAACCCTGCCTGCGGTTGTATTGAACGTCACAGGGACGGTTGCAGACGCGGTGGCTGGCTTATCTAAAGTGACAGTGAAGTAGCCTGCGGTAGCGCTTGGTGCAATTGCAATCACAACCGAGATATCGGTGATGCCAGCGCCAATGACTTGCTGACCCAACAACACTAAGTTGGTCTGAGGTATTTCAATATTTGCACTTGCATTTACTGTAGTTGCTGTTGTTGAAAAAACTTCAGTCAACTCGCTCAGGGTTGCACCAGCATTGATGGGGTAATGGAATACTTGCGAAAAGAATCCAGCAGTTCGGTACGCGCCCAAAGCCCCACCAGCGTCATACCAACAGTCTTCGCGAATGTTGTAGATGATGCAGTCGTTGCATTCCTCGGAATCACCAGAGGGGAAGAACCACCAGATTTCGCCAAAGCGAGGAACCTTATTGGCATACACCTTCTGTTGTTGAGCATAGTTCAAATTGTCAAAGAAATAGTTTTGATTAAACGTGTTTTTGATTTCCTTGACCACACCGTTGTACAGCAAGAAGCGGTCAACGCCAATCCAATAGTAGATGCCGTCGTACTCAATGACGCACTGGCTTGACATGATGGATGATTGACTGGAAATGATGTCATAGCGCCAGTAGAACGTCTGCGGTGAACCTGCAACCGTCACGGTGGTGGGTGTGTAGCTGACGCGAATCAGTGAATCCAGCGACCAGAACAAACCAGAAGGCGCGTTAGAGCCGCCGCGCACTGGAAGACCTTTGACAATCTTTGTCGAGGCTACGTTGACCTCGTTAGCGTCTGCTCCGTTCCAATCAAATGGATTTCCAGCAACGCAATTCTTGATAAGACCGTTGTCACCATAGACAAAGACATAGGGGTGAAGCACCACCACGCCACCAGCAACTTCAATGATGTCGCCTGTTGGTGTTGCGCCAGCGGTGTCTGTGAGTGGAGACAAAACCGTTCCAGCAATGTTTCCAGCCAAGACAGGAGTGTTGACGGTTTGGTCAATCTGCGCCAAGTTCTGACCGGGGTGCGCCAACAACAATTGATTACCAGAGCCTTGAGCGTCAAACGTGGAATCAAACTGCCACAGGTTCAAATCACTGGCTGTGAAGCCACTGTTGATGGTTGCCACCTTGATTGAAAATCCACTGCCTGTACCACCAATGCTTGCCGCAGTGGCGCTCAAGGTGTTACCAACCACATACCCATTACCAGCGGTCGTCAGGGTTACTGTGGTCACAGACCCACCAGACACCACAATTGTCGCCTTGGCTCCAGAACCTGAGCCGCCTGTGAGCGTGACGTTTGTATACGTCCCGTTGGTGTACAGCGTTCCACCCACCAAGGTGTTCAGCGTCAAAACCAAGCCCGTAAAAGTGAATTGGTTTACACCAGAACCAATACCAAGGTTGTTGATATTGACAACCTCAAGACCGTTGTTGTAGCCATTGAAGACTTGATTGTTGCCGTCTGTAGAGTTGACATAAATGCCACGAGAGTAGCCATTTGCGTCAGTTGTGATGGAGCGGTAGCCACCAATCTTGCGGGGACGTCCACGTTGAAAACGCACCCAAAGTGCGTCTGTATAGAAGTTCATATCGAAAATTGTGCCGTCCCGCTGGACGCCCGGCAACGTGTCGATAGTGAAAACCTTCTTGACCATCAGAACGCTCCGCCAGAAACACCACCTGTAAAGTTACCTGTTCCAACAATTGCCAACCCAGTTGCTGATAGCGTGGAGCGCAACACACCAAGAATCGCATGGTTAAATTCGCCCGAAGCGGCGCGATAAATACCCGTAGTTGGCTCAGAGGCAAAGTTTAAAGATGGGTTAGAAACCGTACCGTTGAGCAAACTGATGGCTGAAGAACCCGCCAACACGGTGTTGGCATTTAATAAGTTTACAGAGTCACAAATCAGCGTGGCTTGGTTACCTGCGGCAATCGTAGCCGTTGATGCTCCACCAACCCCTGTGCTTAGGGTAAGCGTAAATGCGCCAGCAGTCGTTGCGTTTTGAACGTAATAGACCTGCACCGTAGGGGGAACAATAACAGTCACGTTGCCACTCAGGGTTCCTGTGAATTTTTGAATGACGTTTGACGCTTCTGTTGCGGTCAGCGTAACAGTCCCAGAGGTCACCGCCTTGGTCAGTTGAGTAAAAGCAAATTGCGTGTTTTTTCCCAAGCCTACGGTATAGAAGGTAGTGCCACTGCAAACAATAATTGCAGAGTCAGAGGGTTGGAAAATTAAAGATGCGGAACCGTTGATGGTGTCACCACCAGTGCCTGACACAGTCAATGCACCAGTTCCGCCGTTACGCAGGAACATGAACCAATTGTCGGCAAGAGTAGATGCGCTTGACAGCGTCAAAGTACCTGCACCGCCTGTCCACACATAAGTGTTGGAGCGGTCAGACGCCAATGCGGTGTAGTTTGAAGAGAAGGTGGTTACTGGTTGGCTTTGGTTTAGCGTCTGACCAATCGCCAACAAACCATATCCAGCAAGGGTTGCGGCGTCAGCACCAGAGGAGCCAATACCAAAAGCAATGATTCCCCAAGTGCCTGCGGTGGTTGCATTGGTGACAATGTAGATGTACTGGGCTTCGCCTGCGGCAACCGTGACAATTGTGTTTGCGCCTGTGTAGTCTTTGACAGTTACCGCAACAGCGCCGACGTTACGAATCAGGGCGTCTTGACCAACCGATGCTTGGTTGGCAGGGGGCATCCACAATTCGTTTGCGGTGGTGGTGGTCGACACCTCCATGATGCGGGCGGCGGCGTCGTCAGTGGATGTGCCGTTGATGGGCCATTCCAACTGCAAGTCAGTCGTCAGAATGATGCGGCGATACGAAACGTCTGTCGGTTGGACGACGTTGCCTGTGAAGGGTGAATTGAAACTCATAATCAGGTATCCAATACAGTTGCTTGACGGTCACCAATGCGCTGGACATCCTCAGCCTTTAAGGTTTGGATGATGAGGTCGTAGTTCTGTTGCCACATAGGCATACGCTCATCGTTCTTGACGTATGGCATAGCCTGCAACAACGACCCATACAGCAAAGCCTGCGGAGCGTAGATGGTGAACCAATTGGTTTGGTTGGAAGAATCAAGCGGTTGAAGCCGCTCGTAGTACAGAACCTCATACTCATACGCCAAAGCAGGCGAAGGGGCAACAAGCCAATGGGTGTAGTCGTAATCCCCGTAATAAGCAGGCGCACCAGTCGTTGTGGCGTCTGGGTTGTACTCGCGTAGGTACTCGTACTTACGAAGCAGTACAGGTTGTTTTTGACCCGCTACGGTGACGTTCATGGAGACCGTCTTGTGCCAACGAGCAGGCTTATCAATGATAGGCTGACCTATCACCATATTGGAGGTTTGAACTGTCAGGTTACCAAGAAACTTGATTTGGCTGGCGATGATTTGCTCTGCCAGCATAATGAACAACGGAATCTTGGCAAGAGTATCCGCATCAGTACGGTCAAGGTAAGACTGAATGTTTTCGACCAAAGAGTCGTAAGTCATTACCGATGCGGTTGCCATGTTTACCCCACGTTTCGTTCAAAATGTGGACAATCCACCAGTGATTTAAAGTTGCCGCCCCAACGGTTTTTGGGGTTCAAAGTCTCCCAATAAGCGCCCAGCGGCGCAAGGATGTCCTTGTCCCAGATTATCTTCCCATCCTTGAAGAAATTCAAGTCGATAGCACAGCGCTTTAGATGGATAGAGTTCATGGTCTTTGAGCGACCAGTCTTGAAGTAGATAGCCTGTTGCTCAGGGGTACGGGCAAGTTCCCCGCCAGTGACCACAAAACCCTGTTCTGTGGCGTACTGAATCAGTTTGCAGGCATCCAGCAGAAAGGCGGCTTGTTCTTGACTCAGGCTCATTTCTTTGCTCCCCTGATGTCAGCCAGCTTCTCTATGGTTCGGCCGGCAAAATAGGCCCCCATAATGAGCATCCCCCAATTTCCCAGCAGGGTGACGTAAGACTCATTGGCGTTGTAACCATAGGCAGACATCATGGCAAAAAGAAAATAGCCTAGAAAGATGGCTATGAGAGACATAGGACGGATATTCTTGGACAACCAAGAGTCAGACCCCATGTCAGATTTCCAGCGGTCTGAGACGTTGTCATCCTCGTTTTTGGCGGCATCGGCAAACAATTGAAGTTCAGCCAGTTCCATCTTGGCTTTTTCAATGCCTAGTTCAAGCAGGCGCTCCTCATGCTCAAATTGCAATTGGCGCAACTTAGAAACATCTTCAGGCGTAGGAGCGTCAGGAATCTTCACCCCAAGGGTGTTCTCAACTACCTCTTTGCCTTTTGCTTGAATCGCAGAAGACAAAAGACCCAGACCATTCTGAGCCAATGTACCAAGGAGTGATGCAACTATTGGAATCATCATTTGCCTTTCATTTTTTCGTAAATGACAGCGATGTCTTGCCTGTTGTGCATGATGTCATCACGGTTCTTTTGAATTTCTTTTTCTAAGTCCTGACGGAGTTTTTCTCTCGCCAACTCAGCGCCCGTGTTGGTGGCTTGTTTGTTGTCACTGGTAACAACCAGACTGATTTTGTTGTTCAGCACTGTGACCTCGTGCGACAGGTGGGAGAGTGAGTTCATCAAGTACACCACGCAGGTAAACAAGATTGGCAGAATGGCAAAAGCCACTTTTTCAATGAGTGCGTGCTTTGAAGATTCTTCAGCCATTTAAAGCCCCAAAACTTTCTTGACAAACTCGGCGGCAACGCCGGGGCCAAGCAACACCAAGACAATCACCGCATAAAGCAGATATTCAATCTTGGTCATGCGCTTGGAGCCATCGTCAAAACGCGCTTGGATACCCTCGTATCTCTGAGCGCAGATTGCCTCGTGGATGCTCAATCGCTTGTCAGTCTCATTGGCAAGTTCGTGAACATCTTCCATTATTCAGTTGCCTTTGGCTCCTCAACTGCTGGTTGCACTTGGCTCTTGGCTTCGTTTTGCAGACCATCAATCAGTTGAAAAACTTCCTGATATGGGCGTGTACCGAGGTAGCCCAAAACAGCGTTGATAAGTTGAGTTGAAAGCGTAATCTTGTCCATTTTTTATCCTTGAGTGGTTGAAGTAGTTGCCGTGTCAGCAGGTGCTGGCGCTTCAATGATAACTTCAGCAACTGTTGGCGTTACAAATTCAACCCAAGACAATGTAGGCTCATCCCAAGAATAGCGTTTAGGCGGTTCGCCTGTGCCAGCATCAGTAGGCATTGGAGTTGGCGCAGACCATTGACAGGCTTCCTCTACCAATATCCAACTTGGATAGGGTTGCGGTGGAATAAACGCATCCCGTTGCTCGTCATAGGTGTAGCCGATACCAGCGTAGTTCTTACGCAATGGTCGTCCTTCTGGATGCTGACCACCGTGGGTGTTGTATGAGGTTTGCACCCAACCATGACCAAAGATGCCAGAGTCAATGACATCTTGTTCGGCAACGATTACCTGAACTACTATTCCGTTTTCTACTTTTGCAAAGTGTGACATTTGTTTCTCCTTATGCCGTGTATGAGCCTGAACTGTTGTAAGTCAGAATTGTTCTTGTTCCGCTAGTTGTGACTGTGGGCGAGCCTGTGGTTGTTCCTGAATAGTTCGCTGTTGGGATAGACAAAATTACAACACCAGAACCGCCTGCTTTTGTAGTGCCGGGGTTGTTTGCCGAGCCACCTGCACCACCACCAGTGTTTGCGGTTCCATTTTGTCCCCCCGCACCACCACCATTACCATTACCACCACCACCAGCACCGCCAGAAGCTACGCCGTAAGCATCGGTTTGGTTTCCTCCACCACCACCGCCAGCATAAGTGACAGATGACCCTGTAATAGAAGAAGCCGTACCAGCACCACCAGCACCGCCAATAGTGGTTGTTCCTGTTGCGCCAGCGGCAGAAGCTCCGCCACCGCCACCTGTGCCGTGCGCTCCAGATTGAGCCCCACCTGTGCCACCAGAATTTCCTTGAGATGGACTTGTTGACGGTGTATTACCCGCACCACCAGCACCAGCACCATAACAACCGCCACCCCCAGAACCACCAGAGTTTCCAGTTTGACCCGCACCCGGGCCACCACCACCGCCACCGCCACCAGTAGAAGTTATGGTGGAAAAAACCGAATCACTACCGTTATTGCCTTTTCCCGATGTGGTTCTTGCCGCACCTCCAGCGCCTACAGTTATGGTGTATGTAGTTCCCTTAACAAGAGAAATTGCTGAACCTGTTCTAAACCCCCCAGCACCTCCAGCGCCTGATGCCCCATCACTGTACCCGCCGCCACCGCCACCAGCAACAACTAAAT